GCGCTATGGTCTAAATATATCATATTTTGTTAGAAAGCAATACTTTTATGCAATTCCTCTCAATGCTGACATTTGGCGCTCTGACTGCCTATTTGATAGTAAATCTGCACTATCAGCCTTGGTTGGGTCAAACTCGGCATTTGGGCTACGCAATTGGTTTTCTTTGAAAAATATCTGATGCTTTTGGCCTTCTAAATGATCCATATTAAAACGATTTGCATCATGGATTATTGAATCAAACCCAGCATCTTCAAGACCTTGCCTAAAGATTTCCATCTGATTCAATCTTCCCAAATCATCTTCAGAGTAAATTTCAGCCTTTCTATAAATATCTTCAAGCTCTTTTCCAGAAATGCCACCATCGTAGGCTGATTCCATTATGGCATTAGAAACTTGGCTATATTCTGTATAACTAAGATTACGCCTAATGCTGTCTAAAAAGTCTGTAAGCTCACCTTCTGGTTCAAAATTGTAACTATCATCTCGCGCCAAATCTGCTGCAATATCCATATCACCATCAGCTTCATCTAAATAATCTTTTGGATCAAACTCTGGATATTCAAAACTAAGAAACGTGTCGTTACCTTCAGATATGTCAAAAGGCTTTTCGCTTCTACCTATTAATGGATAAACAACACCTAGATTATCGTTAAACTCTTCTTTTGCTATATCTTTCGCAATATTCATTAAATCTGCGCTTGCTTCATTCCTTGCCTTACCAACATCTTTCCTTGTGCCAACTTCTCTTTTACGATAAATATCTGCCCATTGCTCAGAAAGCTCTCCGCTATCAATAATCTCTTCTGCTCTTCTTGTTATTTTATTACTTAAATCTGGGCCTTCCAAACTTGCATAGTTTTTACTTGCGTCACTAGTGCCAGTTGTTGTGTAAACAGCAGTTCCCATGTGGCTCTCTGAAGTTCCTCGATTCAAATCAAACTCAGCAATATCCGTAACCGCTCCATGATAAAAAACATTATCAGTATCAAACCCAAGGTCTTGCGCTCTTTGCATCCTAGCGCCTTGGCTCATGTCTAGGCCACGCAGTGCCGACCCCACAGCTACTGCTGTGCCTTGCCTGCCGCCGCCTGAGTACAAAATCATATCGCTACTAGACATTGCAGGATCAAATCTAGCGTTTACTGAGCGAACGTCTTTAGGATCAAATACCATTACCTCGTCCATAAATTGGACGCCTGAAAATCCTTGGTTTTTTAGCAGTCTTTGTGTTTCATTTTGAATGTCATTTCTGATTCTTATCTTAGTCTCAATATCAGGCGCTCTACCTCTTGCTATATTGAGATTTTTTGTGGCTGCTCTATAAGCTGCGTCATAATCTGTCTCTGTTGCAATATTGCCTCTGGCATACAAAGACATAGCCCTAGCATTCTCGTCATAAGCGCCAGACATATCTCTCTTTTTTCTTATATATCTATCTCCATATTCGTTGTCTGGTGAAGTGTAGATACCTCTTCCAAGCTTTGTTTGTACGTTTTCAGGAGATATAGAAAGTTGATTAAACTCACCACCATTTTCTAACTTATCAGTGTAGTGATATAGAGGGCGATCAGTGTTAAAACCAAGGTCTTGCGCTCTTTGCATTCTTGCCGAACTAGACATATCTAAAGGCACTTTTGATAACGACCTGCTTGCTCCAGCACCTCCCATAACTAAAGCAGGATCAAAATCAGTTATCTGACCAGTCTCAGGATTATAGGTAGTACCGCCTGCCATGCCTGCTTCATATTGATCAACAGCATAGTCACCAAGACCTTCAATCATGCCTCGGACCGCGCTAACAGCCTTACCAGCAGCCTCTGACTGTTCGTTAGCATCACCTAAAAATAAATCATTGAGAAACGACGCAGCGGATCTAGCACCTCTAACTACAGGAGTATACGAAAAGTCTATCTCAGACTCTCCGTATTGAGCAGGTATATTTTGTACAATAGCCTCGCCGCTTGGCCTGTAACCAATTATCTGCGACTCTTCTGGACTTAGTATTTCTCTGCGTTCAGGCATAAAAAAAGCAGCCACCGCACTTTCGCCGCCGTACTTATACCTTGGTTCAGCCATTCTGCATTCTCGCTATCTCTGAATCAGACATATACCTCATTGCTCGGCGCTGGGCCTCAGCTCGCTGCCTCTCTGCGTCAGCACGTTGTCTATCCATCATGTCAGCCATCTTTTCTTGATTATCAAGCTGATCACCTACAGACTTAACCTGAGAATGGTTGACCGTGGCATTGGCCTGCTGTGCTTTAATCTCAGTGTCCATGCGCTTAGTTTCAGCGTTAAAGATGTCTATTTGATTGTCGGCCTGATCGCCTTGCATCTGCGTCTGTAGCTTCTGAGCCTCTAGCTGTAGCTTCATCTGCTCGTTCTGCAGCTTTGCTTGCTCTATCTGTGCTCGCATCATCTCAGCTTCAGCCTTCATTTGCTCGGCCATCGCCAAAACCATATTTGGATCTTGCTGTGGCTCGCCTTGCTGCTGCACCGTTGCTTCTAACTCATCTCCAGTCATTTGTTCTTGAGGTATCAAGCCAGCGGCTATCATCTGTGCGCGTTTGCGGTCAGAGATTTGTTGTGCTGAAGCAGTAGCAACATTGTCTAGCAATACGTCACCAGCAATTTGTAATATTGTTGGATCAACTTTTGCTATCTCAATAATAGTCTCAATGGTTTCTTGTTGCCTATTCTTGAAGCTTGCGCCAGCTTTTACTTGTACGTCGTAATTGCCAACTGAGAGATCGTTTACAACCTTTACTTCGCCTGTAGCTTGATCAACTACTTTCTGATTGATATCTGCAACGTCATAAGTGTTATCTTCCTTCAGTAGCCTTACAGTGCGTTGTGAGTCATATATTTGTGGTATAGCGGATACTAATATTCTTCCAGTAGCACGGATACCAAACTCTAAGGCTTTAAAGTATTTGATCGTAGAGTTATCGCCTTTATTCTGCAATGCGTTGATCGCAACACCAGATTGATTCTGTGGATTGTCTCCCATATTGCTAGAAAACATACCAGATGCGTAAGTAATCATGCCTCGCATAGCTTCTGACATAGTGCGAAGAGCTGGATTAATCTGTGCTCCACCTTGTTGTTGCGGAACTTGTGGAAACTCAGGATCTACATTGAAAAACTGAACAGGATCATGATTAGTGTTAAGTGTCTGCAGTGAATCCTCATGGCCTGCAGCCTGTCCCATAGTCATCCAATACTTAGCTCTTGGAGCAAGGCTAGTCTCTGCAACCTCACGGCTAACTGAGTAGTTCAGCACTCGCTGCGAGTCCATCAGCTTCTCTACAAGTCCCCAGAATATTGTTTTGTTTTCAAATATTTTGTAGTTAGCGTAGATAGGAACCACTGGAATCATGTTAAAAACAGTCTCTTTCTTTTCTTCAAGCCAATCACTAGCGTCAAATAACCGTGAACATACCGACTTTTTGACACGTTTACGTCTACGGATTTCTGTAACATCAATTCCTTTTAGGTCATCCACTATCTGTTCAAAGTCATCATTAACTTCATGGACGTTACCGTTCGACATCATTACCAATTCGCGCTCTTCCTCCTCGCAATAGAGCAACTCACCAATAACTACAACCTCAGCCTTATCATAGTAGGCCTCACCATCACGGCCTTCATCTACCGATTCTCCTGAACCTTCAGGCCATCTCCTGTCATATTCATCCTTACCAATGGCGTGGAGAACAAAGCAATACCGACTATCGGACTTATCTTGCTTCTCAGCGGCAGGATCAAACCAAACACGGTCCAAAGCATTGCCAACAGGCTCAATGAATAAATCTTGGTCAAAACTGTCCTGACTGACATATTTGTGTACAACACGCCAAGCGCCAAAGCCTGAAGTCACCATGTTTCGGGCTGAATGACTATAAACCTCTTTAGCATCAGACATGGACTCAATGTTTCTAACTATCCCTGAGTAAGTGTTACTTATGTCTTTAGTGCTGTTACCGCCTGCAGGAGAGACTTGCACGTCAAAAGACGCTTGTTCTATTTCTGAGCACACCTGATCAATAATAGGATTTACCATATCAAAGCTGTATCTTGGAGACTTTGCCTCCCCAGCGTTAGTGTACCAATACGGCTCCCAAGCGCCGTCTCGCTTATCTACGAACAAAACCGCTTCACGCGCATTATCACGCAAGTCTTGATCTGCTTCCTGCGATGCCGCTAAAAGACCAGCTACATATTCATGGTCAGCATACTTGCTAGAATCATAAACATCTTCGCCATATTCTTTCTTGTTGTCTTTTTCGTATTCGTAGTTGTCTTTATCCATGATTTTTCCAGCCGCTAAAATTTAAAACAACCTTCTGTTGGTTGATATGTTTAGGAGAGTGGAGCGACATCATCAGCGCATCACCCATGTTTGGAGAAGGAAGCCTATACGGAGGCCTTGCCATCTCTGCCTTGCTTAGAATCTGTATCTTACCAGCGTTGTTTCGTTTTAATGGTATACGGCAAACCTCAGCTCTAAGCTGTTCTAAAACAGGAATCTCTGAGGATAAGCTTATCATATCCTCTGGATTGACATACTCGCCTTTTTCTACAGCTCTATGAGTTGCTTCAAACCTATCTCTTAAACGCCACCAATACTGTGCTCGCTTGTTCCTAAAGGTTTCTCGGTTGTTCTTGTTACGCTGCGAGCCGCCTGTAGTATATGGCATCTCTGGATCTTCAGGAGACTCAGAGCCTTTAAACATACTGTACTTAATGCCATTCTTGTTCGCTAAAGCTTGGTCTACCTGCCGCTTGAGAGAAACGCCTAAGCCGTCAGCATCCCACACAAAGTGATCGGCATTAGCTGCCAAAGCTTTATCAAGCGCCCAGTCCATGCCTTCACCAGCATCACCTGTTACCATTTCACACACATCTAAAATTACATTACCATGACGCAAACAAAAGCCTTTACTATCCGATCCCTCATCTGACGGATCATGTGACGCAATGATTGCGCCTTCTGGCTTCCATCCTAGCTTTATATGTGCGTCTTGCGCGGCCAAGAACCATTCTACAGGGATTATGCTGTCATGGTGCTCATCATACGTTTCTCCCTCCCATACGTGGGCGTAGAGAGCCGCTGACATATTCTGTTGGTCATATAACCGCTCTTGCTCTAAAACGTCTGGAAACGCAGGATTGTCGCTGTAGTTCATCCATATAATGCAGTGCTGTGAGTCTCTGTATATACCATCTCTGCGTAACTCTTTTTCAAATGGTTTAACAAAGCGAGTGTAAAAAGGATCAGCAGCAGACCTTGGATTTGCTGCCATCCAGATCTCTGAACCTGCGGTCCTAAGTGTTGGTGTCAACGCTTTGAGGCTGGCTTCTGATATGGTCTGCGCCTCCTCTACAAAGATTCGGCTGAAGTTGTGATAAGACTTGACTGACTCTGGCGATCTAGCAAGACCAATGTATTTGAATGCTGTTTCGTTGTTATAGCGGATCTCGTTGCGCTGTATCTCGAAGCCTTTTAGGTCTAGCCGCTCTATCTCCGCAGATAACAAGGCGTGAACCGAATCGTCTATACTGGCTTGAAACTCTCTAGCACATAGAGTCTTTATTCCATGCGACTGAGCTGCAAGGAGGCACAGATCAGCCATTGTCATGCTTTTAGAAGCTCCTCTACCGCCAAGACAAATTTTGTAACGAGAAGGCTCTAGCAACGGTAGCATCTTCTTCGGTATCTGCATCTTAGGCATTATTCGTATCCTGCCTCATTAGCTAGACTTGGCCTGAACTTTTCAAGCTCTGTTCCTTTCTTGTAGCCACCTTCCGCATACTTCAACGCATCTATTTTGCTGGGCATACTGAGGAAATTACCGCTTTTTAAAGCTTTCTTCATTGCCTCAAAGTTATCCTCATACTGGACTAACTTGCCATCTACCATTTGTATCGTTGGAAAGACAAACCAGTTTCCATCTTCATCAGTTTCAGCAGCCATTCTATGCGTTGATATGCTGCCGTCATTGTTTCGGATATATGGGTACTTTGAAGGATTGTTAATCCGTTGAACGAACTCAGGCTCTGCCATTACTCATACTTCACTTTGTTCTTCTTCTTTTTAGCCTTGGCATAAGCTATCGCTATGGCTTGATTCTGTGGCTTACCTGCCGCCATCTCGGTCCGTATGTTCTCGCTAATAACCTTCTTTGACTTACCTTTCTTCAGTGGCATCGTTCATCACCTCTATTGTCCAGTGAGTATCAATATCCATTTCGATAGGCCGCCCATTGGCCCCTGTATGCTCAGTACGGCTTTTATCTGTCCACCCCATCCTCTGGGATAGCCACAACTTCATACTCGCATGATCGCCTTCTAAAGCCTTGTCATATAGCTTCTCAACCATCATTATGCCAGCTCTAGTCAAACCACGGTTATAACTGTCAGAAACTCTTTTATCGCGTTGCATGATTTCTTTTAAGGTGTTGATAGATATACAGAAATAGTCAGCGAGCTGCTGTTGAGTTAATGACGGTGCAAGTTTCTCCACCATCTCTACTTCTTCATCTGAAAACACTCTTTCTGGTCTACCCATTACAAAAAACCATCTGTCTTTACTGTGATAATGTTTTGAGCAATACCCAACTCTGTTCTTCTACTTCTACGTGACATAGCTGCCATGTATTCTTTATGATCTTTATATCTTATTTTCTTACCTTTTGCTTTATCAGAGTCATACAACATAATGTAAAAATCATCATCCTCCTGCGTTTTTCTCAAGAGATAATGTGCATCTGGCTCAAATTCTTTCTTTTCCTCAAACAAATCTGACACGTTAAGGCCCATTGATTCTACCACACTATCACCTTTTGCGCCGCAAGAAAAACAGTACATCAGAAGTTTTTTGTCTTTTATTGTTATGCTGAGGCTTGGCGTTAAGTCATTGTGCACATTACAGCAAGCAACCCATTTTTCATCACCTACCTTTCGGACCTTATCTAAATTGTCTAGCACTAAGTCATACCATGCCATTAGCGCTTACTCCAAGCGATCTGACGGCTTTTAATCCAGCTCAAAGCCTCTGGTATTGGATCTTGCGTGACCTGTTTAAGACCGTTAGGTGTGCAGCTAAAAGCATCTATGTATTTATGATATGCCCAGCCTTTCTTATAATGATGTTGTGATCCGTAATATAGTAATGAGCTATACCATTCTTGCTTCTGCTCTTTTGTAAGGTTTTTGCGCCTTGCTTCAGCAGGTGACAAATTTACTGCCTTAACTAAATCAGTACCGTCATCTTTGAGAGTTGGAGTACCCACTGGCAGCTCCCAACCACACTTACAACGCAGACCAGTGAAAACAGAGCTACAAACCTTGCACTGATGGAGCACAGGCTCTTTCTCTCTTTTCTTAACCTGTTTTCGCTCATCAAAATTACGCTCACCAGTATGCAGCTCGCTAGGCACGAAGCTTTCAGGATAAGCACCGAAATGAGCTAAATTACCAGCGTGATCAAGAACTATGGCTTTTTCTTTATCAGGATGAGTCCTCCATATTCTTCCCACACGTTGCAGCCAATTCGTCAAACTACCTGTTTTGTAAGCGTCGATGCAAATCGAAACCGAAGGATCATCCCAACCTGTATTCAACAGGCGTGAGTTAACCATTATTTTATAATAGCCATCTTGAAAGTCTTGATATTTAAGCCTTCTAGTCTCCACATCATCGTAACCATCTATGTGGATTGCTATCTCTTGACCTATCTCTTTATTAAATCTCTCTACTAAACTTTTACTGTAAGCAATGCT